CCAATCTAGTCCCTGCCCGTGGTTTTCGACGCAATCAAGGAGTCTAATTTCTTTTCCAGCCAGTTGAGCAACCCATATAGCTGTAGAGTCACCCATGCCCAAATCCCATGCAGTAAAGCTACGACAGAGATCGTCACGAGGAAAGTCAGTAATATGACGATCCCTCTCAAGGTCGTTAATAAGTTTCCCAAAATAGCTCCCCTCTACGGAAGAATTGAAGTCGCACTCAAATTCTTGCCGATACTTGTCTTCACCCATCTCACGATAGGCGGCTTTGAGTTCGGAGTCAGGGAGTATCTTTGTCTCACTAGCCTTGAACTCTAGGTACTTCCAGCCTTCCTCGGACTTGGCTCTATCGGCTAGTTCAGAGAAATGGTTACGGCCTTTAGGAGTCCCAATGAAAGCAGCCCACCCAAGACGGTCGGCAAGAGCAGGTCGGATGATCTCGTTCCAAATTCTCGGATTCTGATCGCCCACCTCGTCGATAACCACGCCATCGAAATACTGACCGCGCAGACTGTCAGGATTATCAGACCCGTAAAGACTAACCCTACGCCCCCAAAAATCAACCCGTAACTCAGCAATGTTGGCAGTTGCATTAAGTGGCCTTGTGTACTCTAGTAGGTAATCCCAAGCGACTCTCTTGGCTTGGCTGTAGGTAGGTGCTATGTAGGCAAACCTCGGATTAGGCTTGTCGCACTCTATCGCGGCTTTGATAAGGTGATTGATTGCGCTAACAGTCTTGCCAAATCTTCGGTGAGCAACTACTACGGTGAACCGATGGCTGTCGATAGCATCGTGTATCTCTAGCTGGAGTTCCCTCGGCTCGTAGCCAATGACTATCTCTGTCACTTAACGTATCCGCAGTTCAAGCACTTGTTGTTCACTAAGAACGCGCTGCACATCGGGCAATTTACTGGCTTATAGCTCATTTCTTCCCTCCCCATCTCACTATGTGTTCTTGGGCTTCCCCATCCTTACCTGTTACCTCTGTCCTAGCCAGCTTGGGTATATGGTACTCAGATAGCTTCTGCATTAGGTCTAGTGCCTTGGCTGGATCAGGCTTTAAGCCTAGCACCTCATCGCCCTCAGCTACCCTCTGGAGCCATCTGTCCATGTAAGGGACGTTCTTCTCTAGCAGAGTAGCAATAGCATTACGCACTACCGTCGTACTCTTATTAGGTACTCCTGCTGGTCTTCCCGGCCCTGCTAGGCCTTCACCGATTTTAGGAGTTTCTTTAACCTTATCTGTTTCCATTTTTGCATTATCCTCTGGATGTCATGCTTACTTCCCTAGCAATCCGGGAATCTCTAACAATACTTGTCTACCTTGTCCTTCAGGGGCTTTTCTGTATCCGTAAGCCCTTAACATTCTGCCAACGCTTATATTTTTCCCAACGTACTCGCCTTTAGAGTCATCCTTATACGCCTCTACTGGATTGAAGTCGTAATTATCGATGACGAAAATCCTGTTTTGTTCTGGCAAGTATTGATACCTGAACTGGCCTAGTGTTGTTCTTATGTTTTCGTAAGGGTTCTTCTCTCCCGCCCTTATTCCAGCCGTTGCGGTTTTTTCAGCCTCTGGCAAGAACTTATCGTAATCCTTGTACTCTATGTAGCCTCTTGTTTGCTTTGGATTTCCTTGTTGCTTTTGATTAACAATCTTAGCAATAGTTTCTAGTTCTTGGGGCGTAAAGTCTTTTTCTGTTATCTTTTTTTTACTATCGTCTAGAACCGTACTTAAATACACCCTCTGGCTTGATGGCATTGCTTGACGGTCATTAACAATATCGTAGCCCGTTAAAGCCGTTCTCATTGCTGCGTCTGATAGCAAGCCGCCAATCGTTTGCAATATCCCGTCAGCCATAGATAGCCTCGTACATATCTGGGCGATTCTCTAATATCCACGCCCTCGGTTCTTCGTGACATTTCTTGAAATCAACACCTACCGTTTGAGAGCCTGCGTGATGCACATAAGCCCTGCTGACAAAATGTTGATAACCCGCCACGTTCAAGTCATGGCATATTATATTATCTGAATACCAATTAGTTGACGGAAACTTAGCTACTTCCCATGCTTCCCGGCTGATACTTGCCCAGATAGGCGCAATTACCGGAGTCAACTTGATCTGATGCTCACTTTCCCACTTCAATCCTGCCCTTCTGTCCCCGTCTACCGGAAATCTGATGTTCTGATCCGGCAACACATAGTCGCTTCTTGCGCCTAAGAATCCGTATTTCACGCCACGAGACTCCAGAATCCCCGCATCTTCCCGCATTAACGATAGCGTATCTGGATTAAGAACCACATCATCGTTAGCTAAAATCAATGAGTCAAACTTGCCATGTTCAAAGGCGTAGTCAACGGCTGCGTTATAAGCATCTCCGAAATTGGTAGCAGGATTGGGTCGGTAGATAAGGTTTTCTGTGATCTCTCTTGCTCTTGCCCAGAGTCCAAGATTATTACTACATAAGTACACGGGTAACTTGTCACCATAGCAACGAATAGACTCCAGCAGCACAGTAATGCCGACATTGTTTACCGTACATATAACTATTGCTTGCATAAAATAACACTCATCGAATCAACAGCCCTCGGAGTTCTCAGTATTTCTGCGTCTGATACTTTCTTTTCTGCTAACTCATTGCCGTACTCGGACAGGTTAAACGCCATTTGCTTCATATAAAAACGGTCTTCCCAACCTAAGTACCAATGCCAGTCGGTGTAGTACAGCCAGCTATTCTCATTGAACGCCCTTACATGAGTCGGGTCTTGCCATGCCCCTAGACTTAACTCGTAAGGAACGTGAATATGGAACTCTCCTCCCGGTTTCATCAGATTCTTGCAGTTCGTCATCGCGCCTACCAAGTCCGGGATATGCTCCAAGACATCGTTAGCAATGATCTTATCGAACATATAAGGCTTAATCTGAATTTCCCCGAACCGAGTAGCTATAACCTCGCCAAAGTTCACCCGAGAAATATCTGCCACCCAATCCGGCTTGACCCTAGCCTGAATGTCTGCGTTTAAGCAGTCATCCCGCCAATCCTTACCAGAGCCTAAATTAAGCGTTAAGGGCTGCAATTAAGTCCTCTACCTTGTCTGAACACAGTAACGGGATTAAATCGTTTATACGGGCTTCTGGTAGCTCCCACCAAGGGTTCTCTAGCAGTTTCTCTATCTGATCCCACTCAAAGCGGTACTTTAGGAGTTGAGCAGGATTCCCGCCGACTACCGCATAGGCAGGAACATCCTTAACCACCACAGACTTAGCCGCTAGGACAGCACCATCACCTATCTTTACCCCGGACATAATCGTACATCCCGACCCTATCCAGACATCGTTACCAATGACAACGCCACCTTTAGTCGCTGGATGTCCTTCACCATGCCAAGGAAATACGTTTTCGTTGATATGCCCGAAAGGGTAGGTCGTTACCCAGTCTGTCCTATGATTCCCACCTAGAAATATCTCGACGTTATCGCCAATCGAGCAGAAAGACCCGATCCGAATGTCTGCCTTCTCTCCCCAATGCCGGACAGTAATGTTCTCCAGCCCGTAGGTATATCTCATTTCTTCTTGTTTCTTGCGGATATTGCGGCTGCTTTAGCCTTGGCATCGGCCTTTGAACTGGCTCCCCATGCCCGTAAAGATAGTAGCAAACGAGTAGGCTCACCATTTTTATACTCCGCTCCGGGCATATTCCCCATCCTAGCTAGGAATGAAGCACGACGAGGGTTATCGCCAGATTTAACAGGAGGCTTAAGATCAGAGCCGGGATTTGCAGCTTCGTAGGACTTTCTGCCCTTTTCATTCAAGCCACCTTTAGGGTTCTTCCCGGCTTTCTTAGTCCATGCTGCGGCCATTTTTACCCCGCTTCTGCTTACCCATAGGAATCTTGATCTCGATTTCTATCTCATTAACGCCGTTTTTTTTCTTCTCTTTTTCTTCGTCGAGATACTCTTTTAGCAACTCTTTGTCAGATTTCTTTTGACCGTTCTTCATTTTTTCTTCCTCGGCTTGGCTGTCTTAGCTGATTCTTTAAACGCCGCAGCAGTTGGCGCACCTTTTGAACCGACCTTACGCATCTTCTCGCCTGAACCTTCAGCGATACGTTTACGCTTGGCATTGATATTTGCGTAGAGTCCGGGCTTCATTTCTTCTTGCCCTTCTTAGCCATACCTGCCTCACTTAGAGCAATAGCTACGGCTTGCTTAGGGTTCGTTACGACCTTGCCACCCTTGCCTGAGTGCAGAGTTCCCTCTTTGTACTCACCCATAACCTTGCCTACCTTCTTTTGAGCCTTAGACATCTTTTTCATTTAGCAACTCCATAACTAAGTCTTGCAGTTCAGATTCAGTCACGGAATACCGTCGTTCAAATGCCTTACGACCCAAACCGTGATACCCAGTGTTACCCCTATGATGCTCAGGACAAAGG